TATGGCACAAAGCCCAAATGGTATTCCAAGTACCAATAACCAATTCAACTCGGTTACGCGTCAAGCAAAGTATGAGCCTTTTGACCTGCAAGTTGCACGCGGTCAAATTTATGGTCATAGTGTTTTAAACATTTATGGTTATCAAACAGCGGTAGGTACATCGTTTGTGCCTGTGTGGGAAGGTAATACCTCCTATACTTTTCCGTCATCTGCTATTCAAATGCACCTTGTCAGCTCTGTTAACACAGGTGCTGATGCAACTTCGTTGATAACAATCAACGGCTTGGATGCGAATTACAACCAAATTTCTGAGACTATCAAGCTAAACGGCACAACGGCTGTAACTACAGTAAAGTCTTATTTCCGTATCAACAGTATGTCGGTCGCTAGTGGTGCCCCTACTGGTAACATTACGCTAAAAGACACATCAGATACAACATTGTACGCAGAGATTGCNGCAGGCAACGGTCGAACTTTGATGGGCATTTACACCGTGCCCGCAGGATACACGTTCTACTTGAGCCGTATTGACATCAATACCAGCTTGAACGCTAACCCCGCAGGTTTTGCAACATATCAGAACTATCAAACAAATAGTGCAGGGGTATCTAGCGTTACTGTTGTGGCTCCGTTTACAAACAACTACCATACACAGCGAGTAATGCCCAGGCTTGTTTCTGAGAAAACGGACATCCAATTGCAAGCAAAAGTTAGTACCGGTACTGCGGCTTTGACAGTTTCGCAAGAAGGTTACTTGATTGCTAACGGGAATTAATCATGGCTAAGTCTCCAGCATGGCAACGCAAGGAAGGGAAGAACCCGAACGGGGGGTTAAACGCCAAGGGGCGAGCCTCCGCAAAGAAAGAAGGGCACAACCTGAAACCCCCAGCCCCACATCCAAAAACAGAAAAAGATGCGGCTCGACGTAAATCTTTTTGTGCAAGAATGAGTGGTATGCCCGGCGCAATGAAAGATGAAAAAGGAAAACCAACGCGTAAAGCGCTGTCTTTAAAAGCATGGAATTGTTAAAAAAACACTGTACTAAATGTAAAGTAGAAAAACCGTTGGATGCGGTAAATTTTCCTTTACACAACAAAACTAAATCAGGTTTTGATAGTTGGTGTCGTGTTTGCCGTGCGTCTTATCGAAGTGAAAATTGCCGTGGTAAACATAGGTCCGTTATTTCAGATGGGGCTTTAAAAGAACTTAAAGCAACAACAAAAGCATGTGTTATATGCGGAGACGAAACTAAATTAGTAGTTGATCACGACCATATAACAGGTAAAATTCGTGGAATGTTGTGTAATCATTGTAATCGAGGTTTAGGGCATTTTAGAGACGATCCAACATTACTTGAATTTGCCGCTCAGTATTTATACGCTTCTGTGGATTCACCTAAGTGGGATAAGTACAAAGAAACAAGAGAAGAGGTTTAAATGGTACAACACGCAGAAAATGCAAAGAACGTAGTAGACGGCATAGCTATCGCTACTACCCTGGGAACATTGATAGAAGTGCTACCTTCAATTTCTGCGACACTTTCAATTGTTTGGTTAATTATTCGCATCTGGGAAACTGATACAGTTCAAGGTTGGATCAAAAAAAATGCCAAGCACGAGTAAAAAACAACATAATCTTATGGCAGCTGTGGCACACAATCCGCAGTTTGCTAAGAAAGTCGGAATCCCACAATCCGTGGGTAAAGACTTTAATCAGGCTGACAAAGGTAAGAAATTTGCAAAGGGCGGCGTGCCACGTCCTGAATTACAAGCGGTTAATAAAGCGAAGACGGAGCACGGTTCTTTGCAACTATTTTCAAAAGGTGGAAGTATCATGGCTAAAGAAAAAAATGGTTTGACAACAGCAACTATGNGCAAAGTTCGTACTGCTGCTCCAAGTAAAGATGGTNTTGCTGAGCGCGGCAAAACNAAAGGTAAACAGATCAAGATGGCTGGCAACAGCATTGGTACCGGTTCTGCCATGAAAAAAGGCGGAATGGCTAAAATGAAAAAATAAGGAATTACTATGAAGAACGATTTTCCTGCACTCATGAACGAAGAAACGCCTAAGCACATGCACAATGTGGATCATGTTAAGAAGAACTACTCTGAAGGNGGTCATATGCATCACCAAGAGCACATTAGCAAGATGCATGGTGGCAACGATCACAAAATGCACCACGAGCACGTCAAAGCCATGTGTGGCGGCGGCATGACCAAAAAGTGATGCCCAGTCGTGGAATGGGCGCAGTAGCGCCCTCTAAAATGCCAAAACCTGTGACTAAGAAACGCAGGGANGACACTGACTTTCAAGAATTTAAAAAAGGCGGTAAGGTCGGACTTTACGCAAACATCAATGCCAAACGTGCACGTGGTGAGAAAATGCGTAAACCAGGAGATCCTGGTGCCCCAACCAAACAAGACTTTATTAATTCGGCAAAAACAGCAAAGGTTAAGAAATGAGTATTTTTGATAAATTAGAAATGCACGCATCAACATTGTTACAAGAACTAAGAGAGCACATTCTGCATCAAGTTAATAAAGGTAACAGAGTTGATCCCACTTTGCATGATTTCGTTACACATTTAGAAGCGCATGTTAATAATACGACTGTTGTTGCTGCCGCCCCTGTTGCTGTTGCTAAATCTGATGAACCTACTGCAGCTCCTATGCTATCTAATCCAGTGGCTGTGGAGACGCCTGTAGTTGAGCCAGTTCAGCACACAGAAGATCCAGATCACGCGGTTAACTAAACATGACTATCTCCACGCTCAACTCGATGTCTTCTGGGACATCATCGTTTAACCTCAACTTAACTGAATTGTGTGAGGAAGCGTACGAGCGTGCGGGATATGAAATGCGTTCTGGATATGACCTGCGTACTGCGCGTAGGTCACTTAATTTATTATTTGCTGACTGGGCGAACCGCGGCATCAACATGTGGACAATCCAGCAAGGTACGATTACTTTGCAACAAGGNTTAAACACATANGCTTTGCCAACTGACACAGTGGATCTTTTAGACCACGTTATNCGCACAGATGCCAACAATACGTCCACTCAAGCGGACTTAACGATCACAAGAATTAGCGTATCTACTTACGCTACTTTACCAAACAAGTTAACACAAGCGCGCCCTATTCAAGTATGGGTACAGCGTTTAGACGGACAAATATACCCAACGGGGTATACATTAGCAACAGCAATATCTGCTACAGATACCACAATCACCTTATCCTCAACAGCTAATATGGCAACGGCTGGGTTTGTGAACCTTGTTTATAACGGCGTTACCGAAACTATTTATTACAACTACATCTCAGGGAATACCCTTGGTAATTGTTTTAGAGGACAAAATAACACAACTGCATCTTCATTTGCAGTAGGTGCGGCGGTCAATGTACCGAATCTTCCAGCAATTACAGTTTGGCCCACCCCTGATGGAGCACAGACTTACCAGTTTGTTTATTGGCGTATGCGGAGAACTCAAGATGCAGCACAATACGGCAACAACGTCATGGACGTACCATTTCGTTTTATACCACCTATGGCGGCAGGTCTTGCTTATTATGTTGCACTTAAGGTGCCTGATGGTGTTAATCGTCTGCCAATTTTAAANCAACAGTATGATGAGTTTTGGGAACTTGCNGCTTATGAAGATCANGAAAAGGCTTCCTTGCGCTTGGTACCAAGACAGATGTTTATAGGTGGCGGGTTNTAAATGGGTAATCGGTTTTCATCCGGCAAGAACTCGATTGCCGAGTGTGATCGGTGCGGATTCCAGTTTAAGTTAAGAGAGCTTAAAAAAGAAGTTATCAAGACAAAGACGTACGACTTGAAGGTTTGTCCCCAGTGTTGGGATCCAGATCAACCGCAATTGCAACTTGGTATGTACCCAGTTGATGATCCACAAGGCGTAAAAGATCCAAGACCNGACACAACGTATTTGGTTTCTGGGCTTAGTGGGCTTCAAGCTGTACCGGGGATTGGCACAAATGTGTTGCAAAACGGGGAGAATGAAGGTGGTAGTCGAGTTATTCAGTGGGGTTGGAATCCTGTTGGCGGCTCAGAATTATTTGATTCGTATCTTACGCCTAACAATTTGGCTTTGACCGTTTCAATTGGACAAGTTACAATCTCAACGACATAAGGAGTTTANGATGGCTAAGAAAGAAATGGATAAAGATTTGGCGCAAGATAAAGCCATGATCAAAAAAGCTTTTAAAGAACACGACAAACAGGAACACAAAGGTGGACCTGGTACAAAGATCACTCTTAAAAAAGGTGGCGTAACTGGCGCTAGTATGAGAGCAATGGGTCGTAATCTGGCACGTGCACGTAACCAGAAACCTGGGAGCAAGTAATGGCTAAATTCAGTATGAAGAAAGGTGGCAAAGAAGTGGGTCCTGCTTCTGTTTATGCTGCTCCACACACTTCTGGCGGTAAAGCGTTAGAAGAAAAAGATATTGGTTTCTCTGTTGAAATGCCGACACGTAAGAACTGGACACCTTTAAATGGTGGAGTTTCTATTGGGCACAACGATATGGTTGAGTCTACTGGTATTGAGACTCGTGGTAACGGCGCAGCTACCAAAGGTAGAATTGCTAGAGGACCAATGGCGTGACATATACGGAACTGGTAACGGCTATTCAGTCATACACGGAAAATCAATTTCCGACTGTATATCTTGCTGATGGAACGAGTGAGTCTACAACAACTCAAATTAATCGTTTCATCGAGCAGGCTGAGCAACGCATATACAATAACATCCAGTTCCCTAGTCTTCGCGCTAACGTGACAGGAACATTGACTGCGGGTAATCAGTACTTATCTTGCCCCAATGATTTTTTGTCGGTTTACTCTTTAGCTGTTTATCCAACAACTGGCACTAATGCCAACACATATACATACCTTATTAATAAGGATGTTAACTTTATTCGTGAAGCTTTCCCAAGCACAAACGCCGNATATCAAGGACAACCTCAGTACTACTCTTTATTTGGTCCACAGTACAGTAATGTTGCGGAGTTGAGTTTTTTACTAGGTCCTACGCCTGATCAAAATTATGCAGCGGAACTGCATTACTATTATTACCCACCCACAATCATTCAAGGTGCAATAGTAACTTTGGCAATTACAGCACCTGGAGCCAGTTATACAGCGGGCACTTATTACGATGTTCCAATAAGTTATGTAGCTACACAGCCTACAAATTCAGGCGGTTCTATCAATGGAAATTCTGCGCTTGCTACAGTTGTTGTGGCAAGTAATGGTACAGTAACGTCTATCACAGCAACAAGTGGTGGTGCGTTTTACACAGTTGGCGACAGTTTAACAGTGGCAGGTTCTTATATTGGTTCGAGCGGAACTGGTTTTACTTGTTCTGTTTCATCTGTTTCAAATTCGACGGGTGTTACATGGCTCAGTGATAATTATGACTCCGTACTTCTTTATGGTTGCTTGGTCGAAGCGTACACATTTATGAAATCTGAGGCAGACATAATTGCAGGTATTGACGGTAAATTCAAAGAAGCATTAGCAGAAGCAAAAAGATTGGGCGATGGTTTGGAGCGTCAAGACGCTTATCGTTCTGGTCAGTATCGTCAGAAGGTTACATAAAATGGCATTTACTGGTAACTGGGCTTGTGATGTATTTAAAACCGGCATGATGAACGGCGTGTATAACTTCACGTCCGGCACTTTTTANATTGCGCTGTACACCAACGCAGCTACGCTTAATCAAAANACAACGGCTTATACAAGCACAGGCGAGACAACTGGNTCAGGNTACACGGCGGGCGGTCAAGCATTGGTTATTACGCAGACTCCAACTACAGGTAGTATAGGGGACACGGCGTATATTTCTTTTGCCAATGCCGTCTGGACGGGCGCAATTAGTGCGCGAGGTGCGTTAATATATTTAAAAAACAACACCACAAATCCGGCTGTTTGTGTATTAGATTTTGGGGCAAGTAAGGCTTCTACTAGTTCGTTTACTGTACAATTTCCGGCTAGCACTAACACAGCTGCGATTATTCGCATTTCATAAGGAACCATCATGAGTAATGAGATTTCAATCATAGGAGACGTAGTAGACGCTACGGTCACCAGAGGCGCGGGGCAGACAGAACTGTTTGGTCTGCAAGGCATATATAAAGCTGAGTGCTATGACGCACAGGGCAATCTTAAGTGGT